TTGAGGATTTAAACCGTTGTACTCGATGAGTGCTTGTTGCTGGCGATTAGGCTTCTTACCGTTCTTCATGACCCTCTTGCCCCTTTCTTTCACATAAGGCTTTCATGCCTTCAATTTTGATAAATTTATAGTCTGGAAAGTTTCTCTCGATGTAACTCATAACGTACCTTTTAAACATCGTTCCTCGTGTGCTGTAGCCTCTTGTAAGCTCTAAATACAAGTGAGGTATTTCCACTTCATATTTACGGGACATAAACCATCTTCCCAGTCAGCTGCATGATCTCTTTCTTAAATTCATCTTGATTGCTGTTTGAATCCGAAAGGTGAAGCAGCCATATTTCTTGAACCTTGCTTAGATCGTTAACCTTTAAAAATTCTTTTACGTTCTCCAGGCTGAAATGCGATCTCATCAATCGTTTCTTCATGACAGCTGGTGTCCTTCCAAGTGCGATATTTGCATCCAATATGTCCATTGAGTAGTTGCACTCAACAAGGATGTGTGTAAGCCCTTTAAACTTGTAACGAATGTAATAAGTGTCTGTAGCGAAAAGAATCTTTTCTCCTCCTTCGTTTGTTAACAAGAAGCCATAAGGCTCTGCTACATCATGTTGAACATCAAAGGGAAGTATATTCCATGTACCGATACGAAACGGCTGTTTAGAAGCGATTTTATGTATTCTGTGATGTTCAATGTTTAACGCTCCTGCCGTACCCGGTGACATATAACAATTGATTCCGGCTTTTAATACCTCTTTAATCGCTTTACAGTGATCACCGTGCTCATGACTTATAAGACAGCCTGCTATTGAGGTAGTTTGAAAGTTTAATTGTCGCTGAACCTCTTTAAACTTGATGCCAGCTTCCAGAAGCAGTGGGGTCTTGCCATCAGTAATGTGATAGCAGTTCCCCGCGCTCGAGCTTCCAAATGATTTTATCTCGATCAAAACTCTGGTCCGCCTACGTTTACTGGTTCTGGTTCTGGTTTTAACTTTTCTTCTGGCTGTTCTCTTTTAGGCGGTTCGGGATCGTCAATGATTTCGTTATACTCAGCATCGATGTATTCAGAATTTGCGTTTTCAGCTATTTCCTTCTGGACTTCTATTTCTTCTGAGCGTTCATCTGATCCGTTGATATGCTGCATTACCAGGGAACCATCATCGCTTGAATTCAAGAATTTCTTACAAGCACGACCTATAACAGTCTTCTTAGCCATTTCCTGCTTAAAATCATCATGTGTGCTACCTTGTTTTTCTTTCTTTTGGTCCTTGCCCCACATTTGAGATTGACTCCAAGCTTGTCTAATCTCATCCATTGTCATGATTTCTGTATAAACCTCTCCGTCAGGCATTTCGATAGTGGCATAAGCACCTAGAATTTTATCTTTGTTTATGTTTCCAAACTTTTGTTTATGTTTAAGGTTAACTACACGACCATTTACGATCTCATAATCAACATCGTCGCCTTCATAAATCACCATGCCATCTATAGCCTTTGCGTTTGTTACTCGCTTAGTAACGGCCATTGTTCCAAAATAAGAACGCTGGAACGCTAACTGTTTACCGTAGCAGATAAAGTAGCCTTGTTTCTTTGCCGGATTTAGACCTTGAACTACCATATCAAGTAAGGCATTTGCGATAGAATCCTTTGTACAGTGTGTAAGTACTGGAGCGTAATTATCGTTTTTTCCTGCTTTAGTGGCTTGTAAGATCAACCAAGCGCTTTTCATTGCATTCTCAGGGCTATAGTTAGCTGGGAAATGTAGTTCACCAGCCTCTTGAAACTGTTTTACTTTAGCAGCCACTATATCAACGGTATCTTTTTTCACCATTGCTAATTGATTTTGATTGCTCATTATTTAGCCGCCTTTACTGTGTTTTTGCATGAGTCACAAACCGCCATACAATTAGATCCAACTGTAACCGTTGTTAAAATTACCTGTTCTTTGCTTTTACATACTGAACATCCACCATGTTTAACAGTCATTAAATTGCCTCCTCCATATCTCCGTACTCAACACGAAGTTTTTTATCAGCTTCAGATACTACTAAACTAATAACCTGTGAATTTACTTCAATCAGCTGCGTTACAGCTTCACTATTGTCTACAAAGATTGGAGCAGAAACTCCGTAATGCTCTGCTAAAGTGTTGATGATATCTAGACCGATATTGATACGTGCGGCGTTATTCAAACCACCGTTGTAAGGTACACCTTCGTACAAGGTTTCACATGTTTCAGAAAGCCCGCCATTGATCTGAGTATCGAATAATTTGAAACGAGCGTATTTGAATTTAGAGTTAATCTTTTCTGTTAGCAGATTTACTTTAGTGCGAATAAACTCTTCGGTTAGATAAAGTTCTTGCTCCAACTTTTCGAATTCAGCTGCAAGACCACGTTCTTGCTCTTCCAGTTCTTGAATACGCTGCTTAGAGAGCTTAACTTGAGCAAATTTTGCTTTATCTTGATCCAAAGTGTTCATATCATTGCGTAACACAACGATTTCTTGATTCACTTTGTATACTGATTCTTGAACTGAAGAACGTAAGTTTTGTATAGATTCTTCAATATTGATAGCTTCTTTTTTCTTGTTGATGTACAGAGGATCTGAGTCAACGTTTTTAACTCCTGCCTGGAGACTTAATACTTCGTCTTGAACTCTTTCTATTTCTGAATTTTGAAGACGAACAAATTCTTCAAGTTTTGTAATCTCATGTTCTAGTTGTTGATTTTCAGACTTTAACCCTTCAACAACACCAGCTTCCATTTTTCCTTGAGCATTAATTCTTTCTAACCTCTGCGCCTTTTCAAGATTGAATTGAGCTAATGCTTTTTCGTGTGCTTCTTGAATTTGTTCACTCGGTAAAGCTTGTCCGCATGTTGGACAATCCTCAGCATGATGAGATTCAAATACTCGACCATTAACCTCATGCCATTCTTTGCGTAAGCGATCTGTTAATTCTGCAGAACTCTGAATTGCTTTATTGTTACTGGCTATACGGTTTCTTTTACTCCTGATTTGTAGCTCCGCATTTTCCGCTTCGAACTTAATGGAGGATAACTCCTGACGTTTGGCTGACATATCTTCAAGGGTCTTACCTTGAAGATCATTTTTTATTTGCTGAAGTTCCCCTTCTACTTCACGAAGTTTCTTTTCCTTAGCGGATATCTCGCCACCTGACTTAATGCGGTTAACCTCAGATTCTTTTTCTTCTATCTGATGTTTAAGGAAAGAAATTTCTTGTTGAAGCTCGTCCTCATTTAAATTCGAAGTGTCTGGCATTGATCGTTGAACTTCATCTATGCGAATTGGAATGCGATCCAATTCTTTGTTAATCTCAGTTCTTCTAGCAGCAACCATCTTCCGATGATTCTCAATGGTTTTCCCGTTCAATACGATCGTTAACTTTGAAAGACTTTTGTTGCTATCGATAACTTCCTGGTCCGTAATATCACCGCAGATAGTTAGTAATAATGCTCTGCGATCCTGCCACTTTAGTTGTTCGTTAAAGTAGGATGGAGAGGTTAGAAGCTTGAAGATATCCTCCTGAACAATAGTGTCTACCTGCTCCTTATACTCTTTCAACTTCACTGGCACTCCATCAATGTAATAATCCGTTGTGTGGCCTGTGAACTCTGATAACGCTGATCCACGTTTCTTTGTCCACTTTTCAGAGAATACTTTTCGTAAAGTAAGTGTACGATCGTTAACTTTAAAGGTAGCTTCTACCTCATGTTCTAATCCATGAATCGCTTCATTCTTACCGCTTAGTGTTTTTAACTGGAAGTCCTTTTTGTTCTGACTATCCTTATCGAAAAGCACCCAGATGAAAGCATCAAACATTGTCGTTTTTCCAGTGGCGTTGTCACCATAAACTTTTGCATTTTCACCTTGTAGATCAAGAGTGAACTGTTTAACACCCTTGAAGTTTTTCAGGTTCAGCTGCAGTAACTTAATCTCCGTTTTCACTACTTACTTCCTCCTTTTGTTGATAAATTGTTGATAAGTGAATATAATGGAACTAATAGATTTTTAAAAACACATCCCGTTAAAACTGTCACCCTGCCTGGTGATGGTTTTTTTGTTGTTCTCTTTCATATTTTGCTTTAACTTCTTCTTCTTTCCGATTCAGTCTACGAGCTGTCTCCTTCAATCCAACTACAGGAACGTGGTTAACCATGTAGAATGTTTCAGCTGGCGACCAGTTTCCCGTTTTATAGCAATGAATCATGTCACTCACTCCTATCCAATGCTTGTTAAGATTTTTGTAGTAATCATACAAGCCGTTTTTCTTTAGATAATCAACTTTAGATCGAAGTGTTCCTTCTGTTTTTCCCATTGCAAAACTGAGGGTTCTAGCGTGATCAACTTCGTAATACTTACAGAGGTATTCCAATTCAGACTCAGTAAATGATTCACCATGACTGAAATGAAATTCCGGATGAAATTTCATTCTTCCATGTCCATCGAATGAAATAGTGTCCTCCTCCATATGTTCTTTTACTCTTGCCATTGTCATTCACCTCATTTCTAGTGCGATCCGCACTGTCCGGCCTAAGAGAGAGATAGGGGATGGGGTTAGGCTCTCCTAGGTCCGACAGCAGAGACCGAAGCCTATTGCTGTTCATCAACCAGTTATGGTAAAATGAAATTGTTAAACGTCCTATACGATAGCAGCTGTTAGTGTTCCCGCACTAGCGGCTGTTTTTATTTTTGGGCCATTTTCCTGTTGGAATTGAGTTCTTTGCTCCTTGATCCATTGTGCTAATTCAAAATAGATTTTTGCTTCTGCTTTATGCCCTGAGTTGTAGAAAAACCATCCTTGCTTTCTTAACGCCCTCGCAACATCTTTTAATTCCATTCCGTCCATAACAAGAGTTCCTGATGACTCATTCACGCGTTTTAATGTTGTTGAATCAAACAGTCTTTTATTCCATCCTTTAAGATGATTACTTAGTAATCTTGTAGATCTTCTCACCATGCTCATTTCAGCAGGGAAAAGTTTAATTGTTGCTGCTGTTCTCATAATCTAACCTCCTATTTGGTATAAAGTAATTCTGTGTACTTTTTGAAAATTACAAGTTGCTCTAATGTTTCAATTTCAAGAAATGCTGCTTTTAATTGAGCAAGTAAAAGAACTTTATCCATCAATAACTCCCTTTTACAAAGCCTTTTGCTTTGAGTTTAAGTCGCTGTTCCTTCCATAATCCCAGCCACGAAAAACCATATTCCAAACAAATAATTCCTACAAAATGGGTTAAAGCTATAATCGCGTCAATGGCTTCCATCAATGCCTTTTTAAGTTGATGCCTTTCATGCTCTTGTATGTACTCTGGGTGATTTACTAGACAAACCCCACTAATTGCATCTATTGCTTCTTGAAGTTCTTCAATAGTCTTGCTTCTTACGCTTGATCGGTGAAGATCGACTTTATCTCCGTTTAATTCTGGTACCCATGCCCCTCCTGTATCCTCAAGTGCTACAGCCATTGAATAGAATGGGTAATCAAGTTCCTTTGCCAATATGGGACGAAGATCTTTAGGAATCTTCCTCGCCCCCGTTTCTGCTTTACTTAATGCTTCACGACTCATGGGAAGATTCAGAGATAGTTGTTCTTGCGTTAGTCCTTTCCAATTTCGAGCCCTGGCAAGTGCATTGCCAAGTTGATTCATTCTAGCTCCTCCTTTGTACCTAATAGATGGTAGATTGTGTAAGTGTTAGATTTATAATTAAATTAGATAGCTAATCCTTGCTGTTCTTTCTTCAAACGATTAATGATGTATGCTTGTCCTTTTGGTGTAACTCTCATGGTTAGATAAGTAAAAGTCCCTTTGCTGCTTTCTTTTACACCTTGATTTATTTCAAAGTAGCCGCGATCTA